CCCTGAATGCGCACTCGGACTCAACTACGATCTCGGAGCTGACTGGGATGCTTCAGACAATCGACAAATTGCATGGGCCGGTCAAACCACGACCGGAACGACTCGCTTAATGACCTTCGAACTTATCGATAAGGAGCACCTGGTCAATCAAGATCTTTACATCAGCAACTTCTCAGCCCATCCCGCCAATTACCTAATCACTCTTACAGCAGTAACACTCAGCGATGATCAGGCAATTCTAACGCTAATTAAGGAGGCCAGCCAAAGTGTCACAAGATGAGATCCCAATTGAAGAATCAAAATTGACAACGAAGACCGAACGGTTTGCTCAATGGTTGATGACCAGGGAAGAACGACGCCAGGAGAAAGACTCCAACATCGAGGGACTCATTAAGTTAAACCTGATCGCTTCCTTTCTCACTCTCGCTATGGTCGGCGGGTTCGAGGCTGTACGAACTGCTATGGCTTTAGTTCCGTATCTGTGAACCACAGACGTCGCACATCCATACTTCGGGCAACCTGTGATTGGTTGCCGTCCATATGAAGTACTCGTGAACGAATCCAACGTACCCGCAGAGCGCGCACGTTGCTCTCATTCGGATTCTTCCTTCATGCAAAATCCACAGAGTTCACAGTGTATCCACACTGCTTCACTAGTTCGAGTTATTTCTAGAATTCTACCACAGCAGATCATATGTATTGCCTCAAGTCTAATTGTTCTCCGTCGCACATGAGAAACCCTTGCGCACGTGCAGAGCATTGAACCCAATATGGATGAGCGATCCAGTCGCCGTACGAACCTGCGCACTGATCCAAGTCTGCACCAGAGTATTTGCCAGCTTCGTTCATGTCTTCTGTGTAGCCTTGACGATTCGCAGCCCACCATACTTTCTTTTCCAAGTTAGAACGCTTAGCGCACTGGATGAAATAGATCCGTTCACACATCACTCGTCACCTTCCAGGTTCTTTATGCGACGTTCAAGAGAAACTGCACGTGCAAGGGCTGGTTGCTGCAACGTCTTGATGGCGGCATCGATAACTTGGGATACCTTGTAACCACTTTTCTTCATTTCATTGAGGATTCTATCGGTATCCTCGCTCACCGTGATGCTGTACTGATTAGCCATTGATCTACCCTAAGAGCATCTCCCTAATAATAATAATGTTATTTGTATTGGAAAAAAATAGGATTCACTAAGAATCAATTTATGTAGAAGGTACATACATAGGAAGGGTGGGTGGGGGTGGGTAAGGGTGAACCGCTCCGCGTGTACTATCGACGTCGTGAGTTGGTAAGGAAGATAGAATCCGGGTATGGGCGGTAACTACGCCAGTGTACTTTATACACCGTGGCCGACTACAAAGGATCATGGCGAAATCTGACAGTTTCTTTATTCGAGCAAGCACATCAACGAACGGACTAACCTTTGCACAATCAAGCATTGACCTGGGTGCCTACGTGGATGCCCTGGGCAAGAGTGTTCTTCGAATTCACAACATCTCCGTTCAATATGGTGCTCCTCTTGAACTCCCTGCTACTCTAACCCCCAACGAAGACGGAGCCGTCGCTTTCCAACTTACCACTCAATCACAAGCATCTATGATCACGGCGATTAACAAGTCGCTCGTATCGAGTGGACAACTTACCTATGCCTCTGATGCAAATGCAGTTCTAACCATGCTTGAAGAAACCCAGGACATCTCTCCCCAGGAGTGGAAGAATGGATACCTTATCGGTGTTGAACAAATCTACCTTGGCGTTGACCAAAGTGCCGATCGTATTTCAGAGATTAACATCGTTATGGAATGTACCGTTGAGACTCTCAATGCTTCAGCAGCTATGGCCCTCGCACTAAGCCAGCAATGAGGTGGACTCATTGGCTTGTAATAACCCAGAGTGCCGACGCAAGGAAATGCTTGCAATGCAAATGCGCACGTTAGCGGATGCTCTACTTATGCCGGTAGCTGCAGCTACTGGATTGCCTCCCGCCCTGGTGCAAGGATTCGTTGAAGGAACCACCACCGGTGCTGTCGCAGCTGGTAAAGCACCCAAGAAGCGCAAGGTGTCCGCATACAACCGCAAATACAAGGCGGCGTTCAAGCGTGTGTCCTCGAAGTACAAACTCAAGAATGGTAACTGGAAGAAGAACGGATTCAAGGCGGCTGTACGTGCAGCTCACAAAATCGCAGGAGGGAAGAAGTGATGAAGCGGCATACACTAAGAGGTCGTGTTGAACCGAACAGCGTCAAACGCCTTATTGTCGATGACGGACGATTGACTCACGCTATGAAAGTCGATGAGTTCCATGTGTGGGCGATCTCAATTGCTTCAGGGGATGACCCTGAATGCGCACTCGGACTCAACTACGATCTCGGAGCTGACTGGGATGCTTCAGACAATCGACAAATTGCATGGGCCGGTCAAACCACGACCGGAACGACTCGCTTAATGACCTTCGAACTTATCGATAAGGAGCACCTGGT